TCGATGTCCAGTGGGCGCCCATCTTTCGACCGGGCCTGCCGTCGGATCCAGAGATTCCCCTCACCAAGGTAGACCTCGACGGCGAAGCACGGATCCTGCGAGAAGCCGAAATCCATTCCGAAGTACGGGCCATCCCACTCAGGCTTCGGCTCGAAGGATTCGACGCGGTACTTCTTGGCGAACACCTGGGCATCGGAATTTTTGAGGAACTTCCCGCCCCAGATCCATGCGGCACGGTCGGGATCAGTCTGGTAGGCCAATTCCCGTTCCTCGAACATTTCCTCGGTTGCCCAAGGATTGTCGTCGAGGCTCATTTCGATGATGAGGGTATTCGCTTTTCCTCTCCGCATTTCCATCAAGCGATTGACGGGATCTGTTTCGTTCTCGGGATTGAAAAGGAAAATACAGACCGACCCTTTGTTGCGTAGGACGGTCGGAATCAGCTTATCAAGTGATGCTTGGGAAATACTTTGCGCTTCATCAATCACAAACCCATTCAATCCCTCAATTGATTTCAGGGAATCAAGATTGCGAAGAAGGCCACGGAAGATTATCAATCCCCCATTCTTGTTCCTGATTTCTGTTTCTACTGCATCGAATTCACCTGTTCCCGTGACACCCATGTCCTGCCGGTCGATCTCATCCCGGAAGGACAGGTGCATCGAGTCGCGGATGGAGTTTTGGATCTCACGGGCGCACAGCCACCGCATGGGGCGCTCTCGCATCCGCGCCAGGACGTAGCTGGTCGCGCTGCGCGAGCGTGCTCCACCGCGCCCCCCAGGGATGAAGACGAACGTGTAGTGCGGCCACTCGCCAGCGTCATTCGGGAGAAGTGGGTCGAACTTCTCTGGGAATGTGAAGTTAGGCATCCCGCTTCGGCGGGCGGACGACGGTGATTGTCGTGGCAGCGGGAACTAGCGGATCCCCATTCGTGCCGGTAAGCTCTTGTTTGTCGCGCCACGCAATCAGATTCTTTGCAGCCAGGACGGTGAATGCGCCAGAATACGTTCCAGCCATTCCGCCCTCGATCATATTTGCGGCTTGCAGGTCGCGTGCGCGTGAATACGCATGAAAAAACTCTGGCCTAACCAGATTCCCTTCTGAATCCCTTTCCTCTGCCCAGTGTCGTAAAGTGATCGCGACGACTCCGATCTTTGATGCGAATCGTTCGAGGGTTGGAAAGGTGTTCGTCTGGTATCGCTCGACAATCACGCCGTTCGCGTCGATTCCTGTTTTGCGCTCGAACGGCTCAACCTCGAAGAACTTCACGATCTCGTCGCAGTACTTCGGGTCGTACTCGCTCGGCCTTCCTCCTGCGTGTGCCATCGTCCCCCAAACCTACACTCTCGCGCCGGGATGCGCTACCACTTGACCCACGCAATCGCGAGTCGGATCATTGATTGGATCGGCTCTGGTCGTGGAGAGTCGGACATAATCGCCCTCTCCAGGCTGTCCAGGCCGAACGCCAAGAACCATTCCAGGTCTTTTTCTGTGAATCCGCTCACCTCCCCTCCCCCTCCGCCGTCTCCGGCTGTTGTTCGTCCTGCGCTGCCCTCGCCTGCTGAACTCCGAAGCGTAGTGCCCCATCCAAGATTTTCGACACCGCCCAAACATCCCACGTCGCCACGATCCTCGGCCTCAATTCCTCGACCCCTCTCCTTGGCGCTACGGAGGGGGTAGGAGGCGTCGGGGCGGTCTGAACGTCGCTCATGCCGTCTTCCTTCCTCTCCAGGACGCCCAGGCCATCGGGATAGCCGCGCTACCCTGATCCTCCTTGAGCCGGTCCATGATGCGCTCCCCTGCTGCTGCCTTGATCGCGTCGAGCCCGAGGTTGGAGATCAGAATCGTCGGGAGGAGGTTGTTGTACCGTCCGCAGACGACAGCGTTGAGCATGGCCCGTTCGTGGTCGCTGCCCAGGCCGGCGCCAACCTCGTCCACAACCAAGAGCCCTTGGCCCATCAATCGCCCGATGATGCCCTTCTCTGTTGCCGAGCTCTCGTCGCTATAGCTCTCCCGAATCTCCTGGGCGATCTCCGCTGCGGTGATGTATTCCCCGGCGTGGCGGCTCTCGTCGATCTTGTAGCGATGGTGCAGGGCGGCTATCGCGAGGTGGGTCTTACCGGTTCCAGGAGGGCCGAAAAGGAGAATCATTGCCGAGCTCTTGCGGTCCATCGCCACCCGCTGCACTGCATCTTTGGCTTTCTGGTGGTCCTTGGATGCGACATCGAACTCGGTGAACCCCTTTCCGTTGTATCGGGCTTTGATCTTTCCATCCTTCGCGGCCCGCTCCCACGCCCTTGTGGTGTTGAGCTCATCTTCCTTGCGAATGAACTCTATCCCGTGCGTGGTTGCCAGGAGCTCATCCAGTCGCGCTGAAACCCGCGCTATGCGTTCGGGGTCGCGGTCGTAACTGTCTCTGCTTCGCCTGAGCTGGTAGATCTCGAATTCCGTCCATTTGTAGGATCCGGCTTCGTGGTGGTTTTCTGGATGGATTGGAAATTTTGGTTCTGGAAGCCCTTTATCCCTCGCCTCCATTATATTCAGCCAATCCTGCTTTGTAATCGGTCTGGGCAAATCCATTGAATTGCACTCCTTTCCTTTGTGGGCGCTGGTCTCTTTGTTTTGGTGGTGGGAATATTCCGCGATAATGCTTTTCAATCGACGACTCTATCCAAAGTATCGCCATTTCTGGAGTCTTTGCTTCTCGTTCAAGTTTATTGAAAGAGATTATCGCCGACGCTTTCGTTACACGCTCATTCCTCTCGTGCCGGTCTGATGTCCAGGAATGCCATGCGCAGATGAATTCTGGAGTTTGAAAGTGAAGCGGGATCATGTCGTCGAGTTCGTCAGCCTGGAATGATGGCCTTCGCTGCTGTTTCCTTTTTGTTTCTTGGAGAACCTTAGAAGGAGAACCTTGAGGGGAGTACCTTACTGTCCCGTTTGGGGGGACGGGTGGGTGTCCCGTTTGGGGGGACACCTCCTGTCCCGTTTGGGGGGACGGGTCCCCATTTGGGACGGGTCCTAACCTGTCCCGTTTGGGGGGACGGGTTGCCACCTCAACCTGTCCCGTTTGGGGGGACGGGTGCCAGTGCTTTTCTAGGGTGATTCGGTACACTGTTGGACACCCGATCTTTGATTCCCTCTCAAGCATTCCACGAGATTCCAGGACTCGAATCGCGGCGAATAAAGTATCCCGCTTGATGCGGCAAATCGCGGCCATGGATTCGGCGCTGGCGTAGCATTCGCCACCATTGGCGCGGCGGGAAATGTGGCAGAAGACGCGGAATTCCTGCACCGTCAAACCAGCTTCATCGAGACTGGAGTGGATGAAGGAGGATCCGTCTTTCTGCTCCGGTTTCACTCCTCTTCCGCCGCTTCTGTCGCATCAATTATGGTTACCGCTCCTTGTATCGCTTTTATCGCAACTTCAAAAAGAATTCCAGCGTTTCTATCCATCTGGTAGGCGGTATAATCCGTAACCATGCGCAAAAGGTCTTCAGGAGAGCAAAAACCCATCGATACCCTAAAGCATTTATGGACATAAGGCCCTACTTCTCTAGCAAAAGAAACGAAATCCTCTGTTTCTTTGTGGCAATCCTCACAAAGGACGATCAAATCATCTTTAGCGCACTCCCAGATCCTCTTTCCTTTAGGGTATCGCTTGTGGTGGACGTGGAGCGTTTTCTCTGTATCGTTGCAAACGCAGCATTTGAATTCAAATCGCTCAAGCGTCTTAAGTCGCATCGCCTGCCATTTAGGGTGCTTGTATTCCTCTGCCTTAGTCATACTTCCTCCGAAAACCTCCTGGGGTCCCTGGTCACGCATCCCACCCGCCGAAGCGAATGTCAGGGCTGCCCAGGAGGTCGGTGTAGCTCTTGTGCGACCGGGGCGTGACTCCGGGTCGCAATGTCCCCCGTCTTCCCGAGGTGCCAGCCGGTGAGCCCGGCGTCAAGTATGCGGGTCTTTCCCCGCAGTCAATCCGTCCCTTCGGATGCGCTCTGTCTATCCAGAGTGCCGCCCATCGCTGGGCTTCCCCCAATCTACTTCCGCCCCGCGCTCCCCGCAACTGACTTGCCGAGGTAGTCCAAGATCACCTGGACCGCCGCCTCCGCTCCGTTGCACCGCATCACCCTGTAGCCCTGGACCATGAGCTGGTGCATCCACCAGACTTGCTCCGTGGAAAGCCTTCCGCCGACGGACCGCTTCATCTCAATCCAAAGGCCGGAATCGTTTCTCATCGGCACCGGGAGAAACAGGTCGGGAACGCCCGCCCGCACCCCTTCCGCCTTGAGCTTGCCCGCCGTGGCCTTGGACCTGAGTCCACCGTTCGGAATCGCCAGGAGGAGGCCCCAGCGCGGATCCAGACGGGACCGGAGCATTGCCTCCGCGAATAGGCTCGCCTGCTCCTGGTGCTCGGTGGGGGTCATTGGCTCGTCCAGGAGTGATGCGCCGGAAGCCACTCGGCCCACGCCGTCGAGAACTCGCAATTCAGCGGGGCGCTGGCGAACATCGGCGCGATTTCATCCGCCCTGAAGCCAGCCAACCCGCACCCGATCTGCGTGACGTGGAACGTGGTGTCGCGAGCCGCCCGAGCGTACGCAATGAACCGCTGGACGTAGTGCTCCACGGCAGATTTTGGCAGCGTCGAGACGTGCCAGTCCTTCGTTGGAATAGCGAAGCTCGCGCCCTGCGGCCCGAATCCGACATGCATGATCGCTCCATGGTTGCGGGCGGCGAAGAACGCTGCGCCCGCCCCATGGATGCCGGATTCGTTCGATCCAAAAACGAAGACGTTCATTCGGCTGCCTCCTCGAATTCGTGCGCGTCGTTGAGGCTGTATTTGGTGTTCGGCTTGAGTCCATTTTCGCCGATAGCGCCCACCTTGACGTGCATCCGGATCCCATCCCACCAATAGATTGCGATGCTGCCCCACTCCCCAGCGGTGGCGGTCCCCCTGTACCCAGCGGTGGCGGTCCCGCTGTACCCAGCGGTGGCGGTCCCCCACTCCCCAGCGGTGGCGGTCCCGCTGTACCCAGCGGTGGCGGTCCCGCTGTCCCCAGCGGTGGCGGTCGATCCATGGACTCCGCTCAGCTTGTTGGCGACGAGGTAATCGGTAGCCGTGCGGCGATCGCCGACGACACGAATTGTCGCGGTCTGGACCTTCCATTTTCCGATGAGATCGACGCCAGAGGGGGCGGAAAACACGATCCAGATCGCGTCTTCTGACCAGCCCATCAATCTCGCATCGCCTTGACCGTCCTTGAGTCCGTGGAGCCCGTTTCCGCACTTCGGTGACGGATCCCAATCGGGCGCGGTGACGGTTGCGCCGACCGTGAGGGGCCAGACGAATCCGCTATGGCTGATCCCGCCGGGCTTGCAGGTGCGCAGGAAGAGCATTTCTTTGACTGGCTCGATTGGCGTTGGCGTGACTTTCTTCTTCGTCATGTTTTGTCTCCAAACAAAAAGCCCCCCGGTAGATCCTGGTGCACCCGTCGCCTACGCGATCCGTCCAGGGGCCGGAGGGCCATTCTTTGCGTTGACGATCCGGGTGCAACGGATCGCGATGGGATGAATCTATGCTCGGTCGGGCGGATCTCCAAATGGTTTCTCTTCCCGCGCTTCCAGGTAGTCCAGCACGTCCTGGACGATGACCCAACCTTCCGCGATGTGCCACGGAAACCCGCCAAACTTGGAGTAGAGCGCGTTCCAGAAATTCCAACGGGTGGTCCGCTCGTATCCCGGTGGGCCAATCCGATCGAGCCTCGATTCCGGCAATATGGTTTCCGGCAGCACGCAGGCCACATCGGCTAGGATGAGTCGGAGGGCGGGGAGGGTCATCAATGCATCATCGTCCCGTGCTCGCGCATCGGCATGAGCACACCAATCCATCCGTCTCCTTTGATTGGAATCTGATGGAACGGAGACGCCCCGTGACAGATCTGGATTGGCCCTGGAAGGCTCGCGATGCGATGGAGCAGAAAGGAGTCGATCCACGCGGGGCCGAACGCCACCGCTTCCGAAATCTGCACCTTGCCCGTCTTCCCGCATTCCAGGCATCCGCCCTCCCCGTCCTGTTCTCCGCCGGTCGATCCGGTCCCGTCGCACTCATCGCACTTGACTGTGTAGTTGTGGGATCCTCCGTGCCAGTAGTGCGTCAGCTCAATTTCACCCTCTCCGTCACAAGACGGGCAGGCTTGCTGTTTTCCAGTCCCCGCGCAGTCAGGGCAGTCCCCTTCGCGCATTGGGATTGGCGCCGGGAGATCTTCCCACACCGTAGCCGCACGCTCGACGTGCGCGTCGATTGCAGCCACCATTTTGTCCAGGAACGCCAGATCCTCGGAGTCCGGAAGATCTGTTGCGGCTCGGATCCCGATATTACCATCGGTCGCCCACGCGAAACCGCCTTTGATGTGGACACGATTGATCGGTTCGCGATCTTCGTGACAGAACTTGGTAAGCGTTTCAATATCCATCTCTCCTCCTCGCCTTTCGGCATGTGATACGCGCCGTCCCACCGAAGGGGCCTCGCTTTCCGAGGCGGCGCGGGGCGTTTCCGCCCTTCACCGCTGGAACGTACGCGAAACCAGCGGATGGGGATCATCCCTCGATTGCCTTCTGCGCCCACACCGGAAGATCGATCCGACGGAACTTGACGCAATCAACCAAGCCCAGCGGCGATGCGATGGCGCGGGCGATCTCCTCGACACGCTCGACAACCTTTGTCCAGCACGCCATGAGTGCCGATTCATCGATCTCCACAACCTCGATCCGAGGCGTCAGCGTACCGGACTCGGCCAACAGAAACGACACGCGGGGCGATTCGATTCCCGCCTCCCGAGCGAGCCCGAAGAAAAGGCCCGCCTGGAACATGTAGCGCGATCCCCAGAAGTGCCGGTCGAATCTGCTGAACGCCATCGGGTTTAGGTATTTCAGGTCCGGGAAGTGGTTCCCGATCTGGATGTCCGGCCTCGTCTGGACCTGCATTCCCGCGATGGCCCCTCTGATCGTCGTCTGGTAGTGGACCGTTTCGCCCTCGGGCCGCATTGCCTCGATTGCCTCCCGGACCCGTGGGAGCGTGGTGTCTATTTCCGCCTTCGCGTCTGCGGTCAGGATGTCGCGTCCGGCATTCTCCGCCTTCCACGCTTTCCCCTCCTTCGTCCGTCCCTCCAGGACCTCGGGAGCGACCGCGAACCGGCCAGCGAACGATGCGGGGTCCGTCAGGAGCGCGTCCAGCGCGGATCCGGCGACCATGGCGGGCGTGCCGCCGCCCTCGTACGCCTTCTCCAGGTACTTCGCGCTCCATGCTTCGTGCGACATCTCCGGCCAGTCGGACAGCGCGGAGGAGCCCAGGAAGCCTAGGACGGCGTACTTGTCCCAGGGGAAATCGTGGATCAGTTGGGCGGTCATGGGGACATTTCCTCAAGGCCAGCGGGCGGAACTTCCTTGCGCTTCCCGGCAAGCTCTTGCGCCCTGGCGTTCGCGTCCTCGATCCGTTGTATCTCCGGCGACACCTCCAAAGAGGTATCCATGTCCACCGCGTCCACACCCGCGTCGATCTCCATGACTCGCGTCATTTCGACAGAAACCGGCAGGTACTTGAATAGGCGACGAATGACGGTTTTGCGGGCCATTTCCCCGTAATCCGAAACCCACGGCCCAAATTCCCCGGACTTGCTCCGCTTGCGGATGGCGTCGATTTCCGACTTGACCATCACGTCGTATTGGATTCCGCCCCCAACCAACTTGGCGACCGCGTAGACTGCGCGGATCTTCCCTTGGTCGCCTTCGCCCATCCATGGCTTGTGGACGAGACGCGGCTCCAGGCCAAGCTCGAAATCAAACTCGTCCCCCTCGCGAACGAGGTGCGCCTCGATGCTGATGATCTGCCCCGACCGGCGGGCCAAGGAGATCAGGCCACGGTACCCAGGGATGAATTGGCAGGTCTGGACGCCCTTGACGGAATAGGGGACGAGGTAGCCCTCTCCCAATGCCCCGCCCGGCTCCAGGCCAAGCTCTGCGGCCTGCATGATGGAGAGCATCACGGACTCCCGCGTGCATTCCAGGATCTTCGGCGTCTTCGCTGCGCTGGTGATCGCGATCTTGACGATCCGGTCGGCCAGATGCTGCATGTGCGCCGGGAGCCGCGATTGGATCGCGCCCTTGCGAGAGGCAAGGATCTGCTGGAATTCGGCCAACGGAGAGATTTGCGCGACGGCTTGCGTCTGGTCGTTCATTCCCCGCCCCCTTCCGCGCCGGCCAGGAGATTGAGCAGGCGCCGGACATCTTCCGACATCCGTTCCAGTTCCGCCTTGATCGCGGGAGACTGGATCTGCGGGTGCTTCGGCTCGGCATCGGCCCACGTCTTCGCCCATGCTGCGATCTGTTCGCGCTCCGGCTTCTCCGTCTCGATCCGTGCGGCTTCGGCGGCTTCGCGTTCGGCGGCTTCGATCCGCTCGCGTTCGACCTCGGCCTCGGCCTCCTTGCGCTCCTGCTCGCGACGGACACGGGATTCCTCTTCCTCGCGATCCCGACGAATCTTGTCCGCCTCCTCTGCCAACCGCTTGCGCTCGGCTTCCTGCGCTTCCCTCTCCTTTCGCAGTTCGGCCCGCTCCTTCTCCAGGCGGGCATCTTCGATGTCCTGCAACCGCTTGCGCTCGGCGGCGGCGCGGTCTTCCTCGTCGCGACGACGCTTGGCTTCGGCGGCATCCTTCTCGCGCTGTTCGGCCTGGGCGCGGCGCTCCTCGGCCTCCTTCGCCTCGCGCTGTTCGCGGGCGATCCGTTCCGCCTCCTCGCGATCCGCCTTTTCCTGGGCCTCGCGTGCGATCTTCGCGGCCTGCACTTCGGCCAGCTCGGAGCAGAGCGCGTCGAAGGCCTCGTCGGAGATGAGCTGGAGCTGTGCGAGGTTCGGGACGCCTCCCAGGGCCGACACGCGGTCGATCTTGGTTTGCAGGACCTTGCGGGACTCCTCGGCGGCGAGGGCCGCGAGACGGTCATCCTCGGCTTTCTTCTCGGCGGCGATCTTGGCTTGTTCGGCGTCGTAGGTGTCGCGGTCCTTCTGGAGTTCCAGTTCGCGGGGCTGGGCCAGGGCGGTCAGGCGCTTGGCTTCCGCGTCCACCAGCGTTCCCAGGGCAAGGATTGGGGCCTTCAGTTCCTTGCGCTTGGCTTCGATGCCGGTTCGCACGGTGACCAGCGAGGTCAGTGCCTTCTGGACGGCTTCGCGGCCCTTCTTCGGGTTTTCCGCGCCCTTGTCGTCGATGTATCCGGCGACGGTGATCCCGTCCGTATTGGCGACGGCTTCCATGATCGCGGCGTCGGTGGCTGACCATTCAGCGACCTGGGTTTCGAGGCTCGGGGCCTTCGTGGTTTCGGTGCTCATGCTTTGCCTTTCCGGGATTGGTTGAGGTCAGGGCGTCCGAGGTCGGCGGGAGTCAGATCCGGAAATCCGCGCTGCTTGAGGACGCGGACCAGTTCTGGCACGCGACCCGATGGCGTCAACGTACGGCCCATGCACCAGCGCGACAGGGTG